GAGAACAGTTTTCTATCTGTAAGATTTAAACCAAGTTCGCCGATCGCCAGCGTGGATGTATTCGGTACTTTACCTGCGACTGATGATCGACGCAGTTTGAAAATTGTATTTGCCATTCTAGGCTCTCCAATAACTCAGTATATACTGAGATTAAAATTCGTCAATTGGTTTCGGGGATTCCTTAATCTTAGGTTTCTTCCCTTTCAATTCTTCATTTTCTTTGAATAATATATTTAGTTCTTCGGTTTGTCTTTTATATTCTTGTTTTAATTCGTTTATTTCAGAAACAAGGTTGGATCGTTCTTCTTTACATTTCTCAGAATCATTTCTAATTTCAGAAAGTTTTTTCATCAAATCGTCATATTCTTTCTTTTTATTAGAAAGCATAATTTCTAAATTAGAAACAGTTTTTTCTAATTTTTGTTTTTCAACTGTAACAGCTTCGACACCATTGGCGGCTTGTTGCATCAAATCGTTTTGTATTTCGACCTGTTTCTGAGATTCTTCGTATTTACTAGAAAGCTCGTTAACAGCTCTTGACAAATCTTCTGTTTTTAATTCATATTCAATATTTCTTCGGAGATGGTCCAGAAGCATTTTTTCTTGCTTCTGGATATATCTCTGTAAAGTATTTACTAGTTCTTCTAATCTTTTTACTTGACCTTCCACTTCATCCATAGTATAATATTCCTGTCGTTAGAAAGAACCACCATCTAGTACGTCATATATCAATGCTGTTCCATTAGATTGTAGAACATATCCACTTGTTCCAAGAGCTAGTCTATCGTAACCATTTGATGTGTTACCTACTAGGATAGACTGACTTACTGTATTTTTCCAACCAGTACCACCCTCTGTTCCTGCAAGAGCAGTAGATAGGGTTAGGGTATTAGCAACAATACCAACAGCAAAAGTAGAATTAGCTACTAGATTTGCTGATGATGAATTGGTTGTTAGACCACCAGAATTTAAATAGGTATGTAGAACTGCTAGTGTAAATCCATTAGCAGCAGTATTAACATGGTTATTACCTGAAAGCTCTTGCTCAGAATTAGTGAATAAACGCCATTCACCGTCAGTGTAAGAACGATAGAAACCAGTGTGTCTTTCAGTAACACCGTCAAAGTAATTAGCAGCAAGACCGATATCTACAAGATCGCTAGTATAGTTATTACCAGCTAGGTAGATCATAGGATCAGAGATAACGACTGATTGAACGTTAGTTGTTACTAGATTACCAGTAACAAAGATATCTCCGCCAACGTAAACAGAATTATCGAAATGACCTTCCACACCGTGAACATTACCGGCATGCATTTCATTCCATCTAAGCGTATTGTTACCAACATTATATGTTAGATTAGCGGAAGGAATGATGTTTGTATTAACTGCTGCAGTAATTGTAAGAATATCTGAGAAAGAATCACCAATTACAACGTTACCAGTTGTTGATAGTTTTCCAGTAACAACATTAGCAAATGTTACACTATCGGAAGTTCCGACTGGCTGACCAATACTAACACCAGTAGAATTTACTGTAACACCAGTTCCGGCATCAACCCATACACCAGAAGAGTTAGAAACTAGACCACCGTCTAGACCAGCCTTAACTGCAACAGTTGAAGCATTTACTTCAACACCGTTACCAGCGCCAACATCTAGAGTTACTGTGCCTTCTGTACCACCACCGTTTAGACCGTCACCAGCTACAACTGCAGTGATAACATCAGATGCTGGATCTCTCCAGTATACACTAGTACCATTTGAATGAAGAACTTGACCGTTCGAACCGATAGAACCGTTGGCGTCAATACCAACAGAAGAACCAATGAATAGTCTGGTAGAATTAGCTACAAGGGAAGAACCAACCTGGAATGTAGCAGCGTTAACAGTAGTTGTTAGAATTGTGTTCGAAACTGCAAGAGTGTTCGAACCCTTATCGAAAGTAAATCCAGCAGAAGCATTAGCTACGCCTGAATCGTTGAACTGAACTTGCGTGTTAGAACCAGTAGTACCAGTTCCCCAATAAACTGTAGAGCCATTAGAAACTAGAACCTGACCAGCTGTTCCAGTAGATCCATTAGCGGAAAGAGCGCCAACGACTGCATTAGCTACAATAACTTTATCGATACCACCAGTAGCATTAGCTACTAGAGCATGAGAATTGGTAAGTGTACCTGGATACTGAGCACCACCAATACGAAGAACACCAGAACCATCTGGAAGACCAATGTGGAGCGTATTAGAGGCTTGCGTGAACGCCAATTCACCGTTTGATAAGCCTGATACAACTGCGTTAGCTACCGAACGTTTGATTTGAATCTTATTATTAGCCATTAGATGGTCCTTTTGTTATTTTTATCTATTTATTATTTAAAAAGTCCCACCGTCCAGGTCGCCCACGATATCGGTCATATTCAATTTCTGGACTATATATTTGTCGGTGACAGAATCGTATACTGGAACCGCTCCAGATGTTTCTCCGCTAGGAGATACGTCTTTAAGCGCATCTAGTCTATCGACTCCAGAATTAATAGTAGGGACGCTTTTTAACGTAACTGGGTTTGTGGGGTTAATCACCCCAGTAGAAGATTTTCTAGAAATAGAGACGTTTATGGTTTTGTTTATTGACATCTTTATCTCGTTACATTAGGCGTTACAGTTACGATACCTTCAATAATTCTAGAAGTTGTATTTCCCGCAGCTTCGGTGACTTCTACATCGTAGACATATCTTCCAGCGGTTAGGTTTGCAGTCTGTCCGGCTGTTAAAGAAAGAGTTATAGTTCCTGCCACTGTGTTAACAGAAGAAGAAAAAGATATTGAATTAGAAGAAGTATACCATTTTCTCATTTGAGAATTAGCAGTGTATCCTGCTAGATTTAAAATATCGCCGTTCTCGTCGGTCAAATCTAGAGTAACTTCGTATGTAGCGCCTTGGTCTATTACTAGATTAGCTTTTGTTGCCATTACACTGTTAACCTTGTTGTCTTGACTGTTAATGGTGTCACAGCTGTATTAACATATAGTCTTACAGTACCAGCGCTAATATTAGCATTAAATACAACGAATGTGGTGTTAGAACCTATCGTAGCATATTCTGTAGAATAAACGCCAGATCCATCCTGTACCAAAGTTATTTTGGTTGCCATAACTTTGCTGTTAGAAGAATCGTTTACAGCGATAACGTAGTCGGCAGCGGAATAATCAGCTGCAGAAAATGAGTCAATAAGAGTCCAACCTGTAGAAGAAACAGCTGTAGTTATTTTGGATCCGCCAGTTTCCACCCAACTTCCGTTAGCGTTTAGGTAATATTTTCCAGCATTCTGAATAGTTGAGTTGGCAGGAATAATAGCTACGTTGACAGAAGAGTTACCAACAGAAACAACGTTAGCAGTAAATGTGCCGCTAAGAACAGCGTTACCAGAAGTAACGTTATTATTTCCGGTGCTATCAGAAGTTAATACAGCGCCAGAAGTATGATACGCTAATTCGTTTACTCTATTAATAAAGTATTCCCAAGTATTCGTATTGGCGGTATTAGCTACTGTAATTGACATGTATTATTTTCCGTTTTCTACCAGCTGCAGTAAAAGATTCTTAACTTCGTCTATGCTAGACTCAATTTTCTTAATTCTATCTTCATGAGTGGTTACATTTCTCATGATTTCCCTTTGACGTTTATAAGCAGCCAATCCAGTATTATCCACATTTATCAGAGCGCCTGGATTGTTTTTCTGTCTAATGTACTCTTTAGTTTCCATTTATTACACCATTAGGGCTATGCCACGAAGATCGTCAATCTTAGGTACAAAGACTCCGCTTGTACTTAGTAGAACGATTTTGATGGCGAAAGTTTTATAATCAATATATCTAGCGCCAGAGTCATTGTAATACTCAATCTGACCAAAATTAGCAGCGTTAGCAAATGCTCTGTTAACACGAGGACCAGAAATAGTATGAACTTCTCCTGCGCCAGTTCTTGACTCAGTCAAATTAACGTTAGCGCCGCCTGGAGTGTTTGCCAGAGCAATTGCCGAAGAATTAGCAAAAGAGATATAATAATAACTATTTGCTGTTAGTCCACCAATTGCAGTGTTTGATGCTGGTACAGCGTAGTATACCTTATCGCCCACAGTAAATGTAGAATTAGCAGCTTCAAGAGCAATTGTTTCGTTTGTATTGCTTACACCAGTTGTATTAGCTGTAATGTTATACGAAGAATAACCTACAGATGTTGGAAGAGTATAAACAAATTCCTTGAAATCAAAACGATCGATCGGGCTGCAATATAGCTCGGCGCTATCGTTTGTCATTTTTGTCCATGCCTTATCTTGTAGACCTTCTGGATCTGAAGAAGATAGGTATTTGACATAAACTTCAACGTCAGTGTTATATGGACGATATGCTGATAGATATAGTTTCATATCTTCAGAATCCTGACCATCAGCTAGAACAATTGGCTGGCTGATGTAACGACATACAGCGTTACCGTTTCCAGTGTCTTCGCCATAGCTGCTGAAGTTGATTGTGTTATTAAGAATCTTTACGCCTTTTCTTGAAATATCAATAGCTGGCGAAACATACTTCTGAACACAAGTTAGTTCGTTCTTAATAGTTACAGATTTATCTGTTCCTAGAATTCCAGGCTCGTTTGAACGGCTGTAAACAACTCTTTCGTAGTCTAGCATTTCTCTTTCAACATCGAAATCTAGAGCGTTGTAATCTGTATCAACGACTCCTGAATTAGAAGAGCCTTTGAACGAAGTTGTTATTGCTGTGCCAAGAGGAGTAATAGTTGAGAATCTTGGAACAATTGCATGATACGCTTTATTATCAATGGTCGAAATAGTAGCAGTAGCAATCAATGTATTTGAATTTGCTGATGCTTCTGCAGTATTTCCAGCAGTTCTGAATCTGAAGAAACCAATCTTCTGACCAGCCGCAAAAGTTCCAGTAGAACTATCAAGTATCATCTGATTATTTGCGATATCAATTGACTGAAGCGAACCATGAATTAATGCTGGGCTATTAATAATAGCGTTTGAAGAAGCATTAATTACATAAACTTCATCGCCACCAGCGGAAGATGGAATAACCAAAGAGTTAGCCAAAGCGACACCAGTATATGTAATATACTCGTCGTTTTCGTTGTTAAAATATGCCTGACCTGTACCAACAGTAAAGTTAGCAACGTAAAGGTTGAACTTTACGTCCTCTCTTGGTAGAGCTGTCCAAGTTCTGGCGTTTGATGAACGGAATGATTCGCCAGTATATGGATTTAGACCAATCTGCGATTTAGTTGTTACGTCGAAATCGCCAAGCTCTGCAACCCACATTCTATAATCTGGGCTGCTTGATTCTGGTTCTACCCAGAAGGCGTAATCAGTGTTACCAGATAGATAAATTGGCTCGTTGAACGTAAAGGTTGTAGCTACGTTAGCTGTATCAGAAACATTAACATTATTAGCATCGAGACGACCCCAACCATAAATCTTATTGTTGTCTGGTAGCCCAGCGTTCATTCCACAGACAACGACACGAATACCGTCGTTCTGATCTTTAGACTTGAAGAACAGATCAACCTTAGTTGCGAAAACGCCGCTTTCTTGTTGTGGTGATTCTACCTTGAATGACTGAGCGATAGGATCACGGAAATAAGTTGTTGTGTAGTTATAGGCATAGCAAGTTCTTACATCAGGAGTAATAGTTGTGATTGTTGCTTCTTGACTTGTTGTTGTAATATTACTTGCAACATAAGTCCCTGATGCCTTAGAAAGAGCAGCATCGTCGCCGTAAACCAAGCTATCAGTGTCCATAACCATGAATCTTCTCTCACCAACACGGAACTGGTTGGCAGGAATATTGAAGACGCCGAATACGTTACCAAATTGGTCTGAGTAAATTGGATCGCCAAAGTTTGCAGTTCTTTTAACAACAGCGGCTGGATTTGTTGTCTGCGCTGCTGCAGATACTATAGCTGAAGTAGTAATTCCTAGACCAACATTAAGAGTTCCTGCTGCACAATAGGCGTCAACAGGGGTCTCGTCAAAATAACAATACATTCTTGACGAAGGCTTAACGCCAGTAGCAATAAATGCGATTGTCTTAGACTTAATATATGGCTGAACAGCAATATCAGTTAGGAACTTGCCTAGCTCCACAGTATTAGTCATTGGAACATACCAATGAGTTGTTACTAGCTGTTGCCAATAAGTTGTTTGACCTGAATAGATATTACCAGTCTGAGCGTAAACTTGCCATGGTCCGTAATGTGAACCCCAGATGTTACCAGCTTCGCCCAATTCTACGAATGGCTGCATCAAATCTAAAACAGCATCAGCGTTCGGAATCTGAGTTTCATCTTTATTCATATCATAATTTGGATAAAGATTTAGAGTTCCATTCCAAGACCAAATATCTTGGTTGTTGTTTCTAAATTTCGTAGCATATGGCTGTAGAATATATGCTTCGTGAGTGTATGGTCTAGTAACAAGTTTACCAGTTAATGTTACACCAGTGCTTGTGGTATTGTTATATGCTAGATCAATATCGTATTGAGAATATGTTGGACGACCGTGACCGTAACGAACATCAATCGACCATCTGTATCCAGGATCGTCTGCCTGAGCGAACAGGTGAGAAGTCATAGGATCAGCAAATATACCGTTCTTGAAACGATTTAGACCAGCAGCGTCTGGAACCTGGATATTCTGTGTTTTCTGTTCCAACTGGTTTAGAGTTGTATAATATTCTAGTCTCTTAATTCTCTGATCAAGCTGTCCAATATCCTTCATAGTATAAACTCTATTTGAAGTGATAGTGGTTCTTACAGCTAGATCTTTTCTCTTGTAAGTTTCAAGTTCACGAGCATTTAGAGTTGGGAACGGAGCAACGTTAGCTGCTGCGATAACCATAGAATCAATTTCAGGATTTGGATTCTTTGGATCTTCTGAAGGAACGCCTTGAATAACACCAAGCTGACCAGACTGGCTGATAGTGATAAGATCCATACGCCCTAGGAAGTATTCGATATCAGCCTGGAAATTAGAATCAGGCTCTGATAGATATGAGAATGTTCCGCTAATGAATGAGTTAGTTGTGGCTGGATTTACAGTGGCCCCAGCCATAGTGGTTGAACTGTTAGCAGTATTGGCTTTATACGCACGGAAATCTACTGAATCTCTTAGATCGTAAGTAGAGCTTCCAGTTTTATAAGTTGGTATTTCAGCCCAAGAAATAGTTGTATTGTTTACTGCTGAATTTGTAGTTGGATAAGAATCTACAGAGAAGAATCCAATACCGTTGTTTAGATTAGCAGTGAAGTGATCGACTTCGACTGTTAGATATGGAGTTGAAGCAAGATATCCAGTATATTCTGGTCTTAATATAAGAGTTCCGTGATCATAGTAATCATCTTTTTGACCAGAAGACAACACGAAATATCTTGTAATATTTTCGGCTGTTGTATTTGAGTAAGAAGAATTCGTTGAACCCCAAACATTTCTTAACTTGATAACATCAGGAAGACCAAGAATCCATGGCCCTGTAAACCCAGAAGCGTTATTTGCTAGGTTTAGCTTAACATATCTATTTTTATTGACGTCTTTTTTAGCCTGTGTTGCTTGACTTCTTCTCATCTTATACTGAACTGTCATAGCAGTTGTAGATGTAGTCAATGGAAGAGAAGAATTAGCAGAACCAGTGCTAATATCGAAAGTTGTAGAGCTAGTGATATTTACGTAACGACTACCTGGATAAGTTGCATCTAGAGGAACTTCATATCCAACTGGATAGAACTTAGCAACATTTGCAGAAGCATTAGTTACGGTACAATTTGCATTTAAGGTCATAACAGTGCTATTTGTAGAAACAATTCTACGATAATCCACTGTTCCGGAACCACCAGAGAAAATCTTAATATATTCGCCGTTAGCAAAATAAGTTGTTAGATTTGTGCCAGTAAGAGTAGTAGTTGTGCTACTTACACCAAAAGAACCACCAATGTTGATAGTAGTAGCGTTTGCTTTGAATGTTACAATAAATTCATTTTCTAGCGTATCACCAAGTTGGAATGGATAAGACCCTTGATAGCCAAGAGTGTCTGTTCCACCAGCATAAGAAGAATTTGATGTTACAGAAAGAATACCAAGATTTGATAGATTGGCAGTTGATGTTGCTCTGAAATAGAACTCAGAAGCATTAACAGCGCCATTTGAACTTCTAAGAGTTCTTAATGCCTTTTTACCAAATGGGAATACTAGATTAGTTCTACCGCTTTGATTTAGAAACGCAGTTGTAGAAGAGTTAGCAATATCAGCACGGAATTCGCCATATGTATTAATTGACGAATTGGCGATAATAGCTTTGGCGTCGTTCATGAAGCTCTTGCCGCTATTCATTGCAATATCAGTCAAGTAAATACGGTAAGTTGTTCCTGGAAGACCTGGATCGCCTTCATCATGAACGACCTGTTTTACCTTGGCGGTGCCGATCTTAGAACCATTCAAAGTGTAATCTGCTACACCAACAGAGATAGTTGACTGCTGAGTGTCATAAAGATCTACAGTAATGAAGTTAGAAAAGTCAAGCGCACCCATAACTTCATTTGCATATACGAAGTTGCCATAGTTTGTAGTGATTACCTGAGAGTTTGCTTCTCTTGTAGTGATAGCCTTATCGGTGTCAACTTTAAGAGAAGAAATAAAATCTACTCGTTTACCATGAACGTAGCCTGTGCCTGTTGAAACTTCATAGGCAAAAGCGTCTGTGTTTGAGGTGTTGGCTGCATAAGTTGCTTCCACCTGGAATGGTTTGGTTACATAATCACCAGATTCTTCGAAAGTTCTGGTGTTAAGAAAATCACCAAGAACAGAATATGGATCTGATTCTCTGTTTAGAACGATTTCATTGGTGATATTTGAAAATTCGAAAGCAATAAAGAATGATTCGTTATTTGCTACTTCTGTTCTTAGTCTTGAAACCAACGTTGGTGTCAACTTTAGACGATGCGCTCCGGGAGCGTTTTCGTTAGAATAACCAAGGGCGTTATCTAATAGTGATGTGTCTTCGTTTTCTGTTACAATTGATTCAGCTGTCTCGAACCCTACAACATATCCAGAAACGTTTGTACTATAATCACTTACGACTACTGTCTGTTGGTTAACCTTTTGGAAGAAACCTTTTTGGAACACCCAACCATCTTCGATTGTTAATCCATATCCCTTACCAACAGCGTTAACAGAGGTGTTTGTTGAAATAACGTAAATTGAATTGATTAAATTGTTAGCGTCAATAACACCGAGTTTAGATTGATTTTCGTCGTAAATATTAATCAATTCGCCATTAGCGAATGTAGTGTTTCCGTTAATACCAGTGTTTAAGTATTTTAAATGAAAACGATTAGTGTCTGGATAATTAACTTCTAGGCCAGCTGTGGTAACCATAGCCACAGCTCTAACGTTTGAAGACTGACCTACAAGAAGGCACTGATTGTTTACAGAAGTAAATACAGCGTTAGCGTTAGCAGTGAAATTGTCAGCTACACGAACGAAATCGAAACTCTTAATTGTGGTTGGCGCACACCCGTCTACCACGCTACCGTCGCTAAGAATTCTATTACCAAATTTGTCAATTTGGTTTTGGAGCATGGTCTGAACTTGTGTTAGCTCACGAGCCTGAACCGCTACAGTTGGGCGGAAAAGAATTCTATAATACTGCTTATTTTCGTTATAATCGTCGAAATAAGGGGAAGTATTGAAATCAGTTTCTAAAGGCATATTCGGCTAACCCTATCTTATAATTTGATTACCAGTCTAAATGTTTCTGACTGCGTATTTGAACGTTCTGTGTTATTTATGTTCTGCACGTAAAGGGGATATAAATCTTCTACGAAAATATCGCCTCTACTTTCGATGGCTATAGAAGTCACAATCTGATTATTTGTATTTAATATATTTTCACCATCGATAAAATATTTATCACCGACATAATGAACTGTCGAACCGTTAGACCAGACGACAGTTGCTCTAGCTTTGCTGTTTGCTCCAATAATTACGTCTGCATTACTGAAAGTATATGCTGGAGTACAGGTAGATATTTGGATCTGACTGAACGTATTTGAGCTATATCTAGAACCTTTAGATTGATTGTTTGCGATCAACGAGTAAGGATTCTTTATCAAACCAATTTTGTTGTAAACAACATTCGAAGAAATAGTATTAGACTCAGTATTAGCAAAAGTAAAAGAGATAGAAATCCCTTGCATGCCTAATTCTGTTGCTGGATCTCTTCCATGACCACCAGGAGGAGGAACGATCGGATAAACCGTGGCCCCGGAACCATAAGAAGAATTACTTACAACAACTGCATTAGCCCAAGTAATCGAAGAGCCTTTATCAAGAACAACAACGCCAGAAATAGAATTGGTAACAGTGTTTACTGTAGTGTAAGCCGTAGGGTTATTACCAGAAGCAGTGTCGCTCGTAAATAAAATTCTAGGAGAAATTTTATACAGAGAAGCTCCTGCGGTAAGAGCAGTAGTGTTAGCTGCAGAATCAAGAATTACAGTTCTAACGGGACCGTTTACTGTATAGCCAGTAATGTTAAAAATCTGGTATGCATTATTAGAAGAACTGTATAGATAAATGCTGTTATTTACATAATGACCTGGACTGATAGATGCATTAGATTCAATAACGAGAGCTGTTGAATTGGTGATGCCTTGTAAAGTCCCATTATGGTAAGTTTCGTAACCTGCACCAACGTTAGAAACAACCACAGTTTCGATTCCTGAATACGTTAAAGACGCAGCTTGGATTGTGGTGTTTGGATATACAGGAGCGTAGTGGGTTGTAGAGAACCTATCAAAATCTTCTGTAGAAACAGAAGTCAAATAACGCCATTTATAACCATCTTCTGTTGTTTCGAATGTAGTTGATTGAGTTGGTGTTCCAATCGAAGAAGGGTTTTTAATAGAAGCTGCACCGTTAGCGTTATCTATGCACTTATACACATGATAAGCCCCGCCGATAGCTGTAGGCGGAGCAATAACATAAAACATACTATTGGCCATATCTTTAGTATTGTCGTATCTATCGTAAACGGTGTTTGATGTCCAAACATATTTTTTAACAATAGATGAAAAATTATTAGCTAATAATCTTTTTCCAAAATGCATTTGCCAATCGTTTTCAAAATACACATCATAATCTGTATTAGCTAAAGTTGGTGTATCTCCTGGCCATGGTTCTGCGCCAGCAGCAAATGCATAATAATGAGAAGTATTTGATGAAATATTATCAACAATTTCGTCAAAAATAGATTTTCTGAATGATGATGTAAGTTTACCCATTATTTAACGTCCGTTAGGTATGAACCATACATATTTGTTCCATCGCTTATAAACATTATAATATCTCTAGCGTTAGCATCGGTAGTTAACACTGGAGCCACTCCAGCCGTCCATTTGAACACAGAATTCCATGTCAATGATTTGTTTCCAGTACCATCTTGGATGACATGAAGTATATAAGTTCCAATCTTAAGATTGGTTGGCGCCGCCATGGCTCTGTTCCCGCCAAGAGTTACAGTGGCTACTTGCCCCGAAGATGTATCCCAATTAATAGTAGATGCATCTGTTAGGGTTTGAGAGAGAACATTGGCTTGGGCGACACTAACTGTTCCCTTAAAAATAGTATTGGCGTTGAAATTAGATACACCATTGCAATTAACCACACCAGTAAAAGTGGAATTACCAGTAACATTTAAATTACCAGCAACATTAGCTGTGTTAGAAAGGATAGCAGCCCCAACTACCGAAATAGTATTACTAAAATATGTTGCTTTGGTAAATGAAGCGTTTGATGTAAAAGAAACGTTTCCATTAAATGTAGCAGTGTTATTGAACGCCGCCGTTCCAACAATGTTAGCAGAAGCTGTGTTTTCTATCAATACGTTTGCAGCGAAAGAAGTTATGTTTGATATATAAACTGGGCCAAGGGTGTATAAATTAGTGTTTGTGACAACGTTGGCGGCAAAAACAACATTTCCATTAAATGTAGCAGAATTGCTCCAAGTATAAGTTGCGTTTGTATTAACGCCAGGAACAGTAGACCAATAAACTGTAGAACCATTAGAAGTAAGTAGCTGACCTGATGTGCCTACGCTACCATTCGCTTCAAGCGTGATAGTGCTTGGAATTTTGAATATCGAAGAGTTTACTGTAACATTTCCGACAGTAACCGAAACTGCATTAACAGTGTTTGCTTGGATATCTTTATTAAAGATATGAGTGTTCGACCAAACAAAATAACCAGCAGTGTTAACAGAGGCAACGCCTGGAGAAGACCAATAAACCTTTGAACTTCCATCAGAAGTTAGATACTGCCCTGCAGTACCAGTACTACCATTGGCTTCAACGGGTAATGCGCTTCCAAACGAGAACTGGGAACTGTTGACAACGAGTTTACCGCCAACCTGAAGTATAGCAGCATTAGCTGTTCCTGAAGTGAACACGCCAGTGCTATTAGCAACTGTGCTAGTTCCAACAGTATGGGAAGCAGCGTTTACTGTCCCTGTATGATAAGCACCAGTAGAATTAGCAACGAAATTAGAGCCAACAGTGTGCGATGCAGAATTGATCGTTCCTGTATGGTAGATACCAGTGCTATTGCCAACAAGACTAGAACCGACTGTATGAGAAGCTGCATTAATTACTCCTGTGTGATAAACGCCTGAAGCATTACCAACAAGGTCTGAACCTACAGTAAAAGATGAGGCATTAGCCGAACCGTTTACAGTAAGAACTGTGGAATTTACGAATAGATACTGGGCTACGTTTAATAGACCACTGATATTTACGTTTGCTGCAGCGTTAACAAGGGAAGAATTAACGCTGAAGTTCGTAATAGCAATTCTACTATTATTAGCTGTGAACGTGGCGGTAGAGTTACCGAAATAATAACCAACTGCATTAGATACAGAAGCATTGACAGTAGAATTACCGACTGTAACCATACCAGTCATAGTGTATGTGGTATATATTTCAGTAAAATTATTATTGATCTTGATCATACCGTTTCGAACGGTATCACCAGTTCCATCGTTTGGCGCTGAACCTACGTTAACAACCTGTTGTACCAATTTCTATCCCCTTAATTAAGAAATTCTATCTACTGTTGTCGCTGAATCGCAAAGCAATACACCGCTCGAAGACAAGAACTGATATCCAATAGGTAGAATATCTGCTTCTGTAGGCTCTTCTAGGATTCCCAGTAATTCCTGTTCTTCGCTTATTAATAAGAACTTTCCGAACAATTCAGAGCCTGAAGAATGGAAAGTTTCGTATAAGATATTCTTATATTTATCTAAAGTTCTAGCAACTTGTATTTCATAAGAATAATCTTGATAATAATGACTATCTTGAATATATTTATTAGAATTCAAGAAACCTTGAGTGTTAAGCCAATAACCCCTTCCTTTACCATAACCTCTCAAAACCACTCTACCAGTTATTTCTGCAGAAACGTTAAAAGAAGAAATAGTGGCTTCGAGTTTTGCGCCAGAACCGTTAGTTGTCTGAATAGATATATTTGGAATAACATCGTATCCAGACCCAGCAGTGGTCAGAGTTGTAGAAACAATAGAACCGTTGGCGTCGGTTGTGATATAACCTTGCGCCGTAAGACTAGGAAACCCTCCCGAAAAAATCATTTTTTCATTATTAGCGTAACCTTGCCCAGATTTAATAATGTTAACATTATTTGAAATAGCGCCATAAAGATACGCTTTTACATATTCTTCTTCTGTATATCCTTTACCAGAACTGTATAGTCTTACTTGCGCAACAACACCATTACCGCCTGTATAGTTGGCGTCAATACTCTGATTTTCACCATATACTTCTCCTGCAGGATTAGCCATCAAGGATTCGTAAGTAGCAAACTGAGAAGGAAGGATAGTTGGCATAACTCTATAAACTGCGGCTGCAGTAGAGTTTAATGTAGGTTTACCATACAAAAACATGCTTGTTGAGTTAACAACTTCTTTGATTACAAGAAGCTGTTTGGTGCTTGATAAGCTAGAATTGGCTTGAACTTGAATTACACTATTACCACTGAAAATTGTAGTAAAGGCTGTGTTAACGCCAGTTATATAAGGTAAGAATGTAGCTTCGAATTGCGCACCAGATCCAGAAGAATTTCCTCCGGTTGAATTTGAAATCATAATATTAGAAGTTGGAGCAGAGAAATTTGCTCCGTAATTCGAAACAACTAAACTAGTAATACCACCGCTAGAATTAGTAGAAACAGTGGCAGTGGCGTTTGTGCCTGTTGGATTAACTACAGTAACATAATCGGTGTTACTGTATCCTGACATTGTTCCTACCGCAGAAACTGTATAAACTCTAGTATTTGTTGAACTGTAAGAAACATTTCCTCTCATGGTATTTGAAGCGAGAGTAGATCTTACGAAAGTGTTTGCTCTCTGGACATAGCTGTTACCAATTTTTACATTAGAAAGACTAGCTATTTTTCCGAAAACGCTATTTGTAAAAGACAAACATCCATTGGTAGTATTAAACGTATATGTCAGTATTGATGTATTGGTGTTTCCATAAGCTGATCCATGAGCTACGTTTGTAATAACAACTGAAGGATTAGTATTAACGAAAGCTGATCCAACATTAGAAATTGTAAAATATAAAGCTCCACCAGTAGCGTTTGTTAACATGGTAACAACAGCGTTAACACCACCTGGTTGGTCGTTCACGAAAATAATAACATCGTTATTGTTGTAACCTAATGGAGTTCCGGAATAAGAAATAGCGTTCAAACTCACATTTGAACCTATAGCGGAAACTAAATTGGCTCCTGGGTTGTTTGGGAATCCATAAGAAGTTGCATTAATGGCTGTATTAACGTCAACCATATTACAAATGAGGTCAGTGTTATAGGTAACTTCTTGAGGAGAGATAATTGAACCTATATCAAAAGAAGCGCCCTGCCCGTAATTGTCTCTTAAACCTCTATATGTAAATGTTGATGCATTGGCGGTAAAGCCCCAGCCGCCTTCCAATATATCAAAATACAAAGAACCGTATCCAAGAGCAGTTTCGGTAACTTTGACCATACCTTCCACGCCCTCTGAGATACGAACACCCGTATCAAGGTCGTTAGAAGCGATTTTTAGAATATCACCATTTTTGAAACTCTGGCCACCAGAAGTAATTTCCAAATAATCAAGCGACCCCAAAACATGAGAAGCTGCAGCTACTGCAGTAGCATTTGCTTCTTGTCCTTTTAGTACAATAGGCTCGTCTACAACGAAATCAATACCTCTTGGTAAAATATTGCTTATATAAAGAACGCTAGATATTTTACCAGAAAATGATTCTCTTACGTAATTCTCAACAACAGCAGTTGCGCCAGAAGTAATACCAATAATAGTTTTACCAACGTAATTTTGAAGAGCTGGTGAATCGGAAAGTTCTAGATATTTTGGTTCTAACCAAATGCCATCAGAAGCTCTAAGAATATCTTTTCCTGGAAGATATACTTCAACATCTTCTCCATAAACAAGTTTGAATAGCAAACGATAACATTGAATTGTACCCTTAGAACGATAAACGTCCAAGATGTGTTTTAATAGGAATCTTTTACTTGTAATGGTTTTGAATGGAATACCGTAAAGATATTTTTGTTGGAAATGAATAAGAAAACGCTCTAGTGTGCTATCGATATCACGATAACCCATAAGCTCACGTGCTTCTACTATTGGACCACCATCAGCCGCTTCGTGAGTTGAACTCTCGGTTTCCATCCATTCGTAATACGCTTTAATGAATAGAATAAAGTTCTCACCATCTTCCTGATAAAACGCAGGAAGCTGAGACTCAATAAAATTTGATATAAATTTTTCTTGTGAAAAATCCATTAGTTTCTTTTCTCTTCTATGGTAACCGTAACATCATTTGGATCGATCACAAGAATATTTTTTGGGCCAGCAAAAATATCCCTATCAGCTGTTCTAGCGTAAACAGAAATATGACTAGTATAAGAAGCTATATTAATGCTGTTAAGTTTTACAATACCAGAAATATAATCTACAGTGCCAATAGTTGCTAATTTAGTTACCTGATTACCGACTAGAGTATATATGTCCATATTTCCATGAGAATCGTCTTCAAAATAACTAAATGGATACGCTACACCGTCAGTATGATTATATGTAAACTGTGAAGAAATCACTGATGCATGAGCGTAATGAACATTATAATCAGATCCATGAAATGCAATATGACTCTGAGAATACGTTGGTTGATTCTCTAAGTAAATTGTATTATTGAAATAGAGCGTCTCATTATAAGTTCTATTCACAAGAGGAGCCATTCTCTTAATAATACGGAAATCTGTCTGATTGCTTACGACGCTACTATCGCTGTCGTCAATATGAGCCACAAGACGGCTGTATCTGAGATCGGCAGCAAACATTTCTAAGTGTTGATCGCTGTAAACATTAATAGCCGACAAAACAATATTTCTAAGATCAGAAACTGTTTTATCTGTTGAATACGGGTCATATTGAACAGATGAATCCAAACGAACATAAAGATAGTCAGGATCGGCTGTTTCTACTCTATTTGGCAGAGCAATATAATCCTGAAGATATCTTACGATAGTTTCTTTTACATAATTTGGTGCAATTTCGCCCGCTGTTGGTTTCAGACAAATAATAACTCTACCATATTTCTTTTCTGGAAGCGTTTCTCCGCCGAACACAGCAACGTCAGCTATCTGACCTTGGAAATTGTTTTTAACTAGCGAAGCGTAATCGTCTGATGAAACTGCTCTTTGCTGAGTTGCAAAATATCTTGGAGCATTGAAACGAACAGAATCGATACTCTCTTGATTGGCTCCACCAGAAGAATTAGCTGAGACTGTTACTGGAGCAGAAACAATAGTTCCACCATTGGAAGGACCAATGTCGTCTGAAATTGTAAGCTCGGAAATACCATTACCATCAGAACCGTTTGTTACGATGTATTCCACAAGAACTGTTGAAGCGTTTAATGGTTTTCTACCGAAATTGCCATCACCGAAAAGAATTTCGTATTGACCGTTTTGAGTAGATTGTAAGAAGTAAACGTTAGATGTAGAATCTAGACCAAACAATGTTGGCTTTTTGGTAAATAGTGTGTTTGAAGCTCCAAAATTTTCTACAACATAAACGTTGATAGTGTCAGTGTCAATTTTTGGGTCTGATAAAATGAATCTTTGATTTTCGATATCGTAATTTACCAAGAATGATTCGTTATTATATGAACCTTCTTTAATTTGTAGATTAGCTACAGAAAATGTATCATTAGTTGAAGCATAAGTTTGAGTGTCTGTGGTAACGAATTGGAATGTACCGTTTGAGTTTGTCCCAAAAAATCTAGTTCCTTTTGGAACTGAAAGAATACCAGTAGTGGTTGAAATACCTGTGGTCTCGAACGCAATATTAACGTTAGAAACAGCAGCAGAATAAGATCTTGGGGTGTAATTTAATTCTTTGGCGTGAGAAATAATAGAGTCATATTTCTGAGCGGAATCCAAAAACATTTCGGATCCGATCATATTAAGGTAAAACGAATTCAAATATGTGTTATATGATAGAACGTCCAAGAGAACGTTCATGTTTGAACCTTCGTAATCGTAGTCTTTAAGAACTGACTGCGACTTTAGAAAGGTTTTTAAATTCTGTTTTAGCGTATCGAAATCGAGAGAGCTAAGATTTAGTGAGCTGTTTGCTGCCATTTATCGGACTCTTTTTAGGACTAAATTAAGAGTAATAGGTTCTGGGTTATTTATTACTTGATAAATCAATGTTATCTCAACAGAATTTTCGTCTTGAGGGTCAGGAAAAAGAACTTCAATTACTTCGGCTCGAGGCTCAAAATTTGATATTGTGCTTCTAACAAACAATTCTATCTCTGAAGCATAATCTCTGTAATTTGGTTCGAATAACATAGAAGTAATATCGCAACCAACCGTTGGTTGGAACAATCTTTCGCCAAGGTTAGTGTAAACTAGGTTCTTGATAGATTGTGTTATCGAACGTTCATTGACAACTTTTGTAAGTTCATTGCCAAATATAGTTTTTGTGAACCCATTAGGAACATCAGAAAAATATTCTATTTTCTTATTAGAACCTATTAGCGTTTCTGCTCTAGTGACCATTTAGTTTACCTCTACGAAACCGCTAGTAGAAACGGCTTTAGGATTACAATGCTCACCGCCCGCTGTGGGGCACAAATTATCTTGCTGGGCGCTATCGTTATTAATAATGATAGATTTGCCACCTATTTTAATAAACGTCTTAGAAGCTATCAGTTCCCCATGACCATGGGTATTTTGATCGTTCTCGACCGCCCACAACTGCCCACCAATCGTAACAAACGACTGTCCGGAAACCACCGTAGTGGCTCCGCATGATCTTTGATCGCCGTGTTTATGAGCGTATGACATATATTTATTATCCTTGCTCGAATTTTATCTGTGGAGACTTGATAGTAATTGAACCACTTTCGATAGTAATTGTAGAACTACCAACTTTGAGTTCGATTTTAGTATCGCTCTCTATTTTTGTATCGCTTTTAGATTTGGTGCTTATTTTCGCCCCAGAATTAGCAGTCATGTCCTGATCGGACTGGAACAGCATGGTGTCCTGAGAAAACGCCTTGAATGCTTGTTTAGACTCTAATTTGATTTTCTGCTTGGCAAAAGCGTCCCAGTTTTCATTGAAATAATATGCGGTGTCTTTGTTGTTCATTTGGACATATTTGCCCTCATGACCATCTACTGTATCGCCTTCGACCTTAGTATATTTGTTCTTTTTGAAGGTTTGTCTATGATCGCCATTAACGCCAACATCGTTTGTACCTGAAGATCCACCAGCAATAATTTTTGCAGAGCCGTCTTTCACAAGCTCGATTTTCTTACCACCGATACCGAACATGCCGTTCATTTTGGCTACAAAAGAACCATCACCACCAGACTCTAATCTAAAAGTTGACTCTGTATTAAAATCGTAATGACCGTCGACGTGAACAGAATGACCTGCTCCAGCATATGAGTGTTTATTTCCTGGAGTTATTTCAAAATGACCTTCTTTGACATCATCATCTGCTTCAGTTACTTGATAACCACCAGAAGGGTTTAATTTCTGACGAAAAGTTTTCTTTCCTTCTTCAGCGTTTACATATACCCAATCATGACCACCACATTCGTCCCAATTACCATGAACGAAACCGTATTTTGGTTTGGTTTTCTGGTTACAGACTTTAGACTTTGGTGCTTTTTTGTTATAATCCTTATGCGCCATTTGTAGTCTCTTCAATTCCTAGTAGTGTTAGTAATGTTTGCATATCTGATATTTCAGTGTTAGAAAGACCGCTGTTGGTTTGTTCCGACCATGCACCAGATCCACCAATAGTTGCGTCGGGGAAGCCAGAACCTGCTCCTCCTCCACCACCACCAGAGCCTCCTCCAAGGCCACCAAAACCACCCATTAGACTGCCCATCATTCCACCAATATCACCTCCGCCCAAAATTCCTCCGAGTGTTCCAAAACCACCCATACCGCCGATTTGAGCAAGACTACCCAATCCGCCAAGTGCGCCACCGAGCCCACCACCGCCGAGTGCTTGCATTCCGACTTGTAGAATTTGATTGTTCATTCCCATTTGTTTCTGGAAATCTTCCATAACACTGGCTGTGCTTCCCGCAACCGTTCCGTTTTTTGATCCGATTTGTTCTTGTTGGAACATCTGAATAAGCTGCATCAACAGACCGATTAACATACCCATCATAGCAGCCATGTTGTTTCCGCCGCCTCCGCCACCAGCATTATTACCAATAATTAAGTTTCCTTGTTGAACTTCAATCTGTTTAATCCATTTATCAAGAACATCGTTCAAATAACGTGGGAATAATGGATCTGCTCCCTGACTAATAGTATATTGGGTTGGATCAACATAGAAATATTTGTCAAGATCAGCAGCAATACCACGTTCAACATTTGAGTAAATTTCCTCTTGTGCAGAAGCAAACGTATAAGTTCCCAATTCTCTTCTAACGTAATAAATTGTAGCTGTTAGGTCGTTGGGATCGATCCATTGATCGTAGCCTGGATATGGTTCGTTAGCAGGAGAACCATAATATTGTTTCTGGTAAAAGTCTGGAACTTCTTCTAGTGTAACTAGATTAGTTGGAACGATATCTCCATAATACGTTTCGTCATAAGAAGAAACTGGAATATTCAATGGTCCATAATAAATTGCTACTTTTAACAGAGCAGAAATCGCTTTAATGACGATTGGTTGATACCAGCTGTCTAATTGTTGTAATCCGCCATTAGGTAGAGTAATAAGAACGAACATTTTAATTACTCGTTCGAATCCAAATTTCTTGATAAGAATAGCGAGCGCCCCAACGAAACCATCAGTAAGAACGATACTCATTCCTGATGGTGTTCCTGTGACTGTGAAACCGCTATTACCACCACCAGAACCACCACCAAGACCAGCGCCCATACTCATAATGCCCATAATCATAGACATGTTTTGGTATAATTGAGGTATTTGCTGTGCTTGACCTTGAGGGTCTACTTCTTTAACAGCTTTTGGTAGATCTTTAGTTCCCTTTTTAGCAGCAGCCGTTGTTGGTTTGTCACCACTCGGTGCAACTTTCTTTCTTACATCTTCGAGCTTTTTGGCTTTGTTTTTTTCAACTCCTGGAGACTCTGGATATTTTGGATCTTCGGTTTTTGGTTTTTCCTGACCAAGAAATTGATTAAAGAAAATAGTTAAATCTTTGTCAAAGAAATTTTCTTCGTCTGTGCTAGAAAAACCAGGAGTATCTGGACCTGCATTTTTAGGTTCGATCTTACCACCAGTCTTTTGGTCTTTTTGTTTAATCTTATTTGCCATTATGCGTCGTCCAATTCTCCACGTGCAATCGAACCTAATACGATTGGATACAATTCTTCGGTGTCATGTTCCATATAACCAACAATAACTCTAGAACCCACCTTCAGCCCGAACGGTGTTGGACCAATTTTATGAGTAGATGCATGAGTTACTGGTTGCATAAGAATAGCCCAAGGAAGGTCTTCGTCCTTGACTTTCTGTGTGTCGTCTTGATGACCATGTAAACGTATTTTTACACGACCAGATTTTGTTGGGTCTTTCTTATATTCAACTACATAACCTGTTCTTAATTTCACGGTTGACCTCCACCACTTTGATCAAATGCACCACCTTTAATAACTCTAAGAATCATAGTAGCTCTTGGGGTTTGTCCCAGCGGTTTAATTTTTGTTCTAATTGCAACAACACAAACCTGACCGTTGAATTGTTTTTCTTTACCTGAACCATCAGCAGTTCTCGCAGGAATATCAAGTTTAATCATAGAACCCAATTTAATCTTTGGGTTGAAATAGGTTTCCAGCTCTGCAGAATTTTGCATCAAATAAGAAAGAAAATTTGCTCTATTATCTCTGGCATCTGCTGTTTTGTGTTTATCTTTGTCGTTCGCTTTGTCAAAAGTTGTATAATGATGGACAGCGTCAGCGTGTTGAGCCTGACCAGTATATTCTGGCTGTCCAGGAAGTTTAAACTGTTGAGGCTGATCTGGATCTGGCGAAGAAACTTTATGTGTTGTCAAATTAAACGTTTTCTGCGCTGATTTAGTTAACACTCGAGTCGGGGTAAAAAACGAATCAGAAGCCTTGAACCACATTATAGAGTTTTGTCTATCTTGATCGCTTGCATTAGAAGCGTCGAGTGTTGTTGTTTGTTTTAATGTAACGACTGGTTGTTCTTTGAACAGTTTTTCGAAAGTAGAAAATACATACTTTTGCTGATCGCCTGTTTCCTGAAACAAAACATAACAAGAAGATTTATCTTCCTGGGAAACGTGTAGACGATTTAAGTGTTTTAATGCATCTAGAGGATGTTTATTATTAAGAATAACTCTTCTTTTACCGTCTGTCTTACTCTTTTTGTCGATTTGTAATTTGGTCTTGAAACCTTTTTTCACAACATCTTCTACAATATTGTCAGTCGTGTCGTTATAGCTTTTCTGCATATAATTACCTTGAGCGTTTAATAGCTCAGGACATACTGCACGGATATCATATTGTTTGTGTTTTAGGTTGGAAATATTATGAATCGACTGATCGTTCAGATTTTTATTCTGATACATTTTCAACTTATATTTCTTTTGACCGCCGCTGAAACCACTGTCGGCTCCGGACAATGTTATCTCTATGTCTTTATCATACGCTCCTTGGATATTATTTTTACCAAGAGCGTCACTATGATCTAGGACTCTAACTTCTGCAACTGGACCATATGGATTTAGAATGTCTTCATAGATATTCAAACCAACATAACTAGCTTGTTTGAAATTTGTTAAATCCAAATCTCCAATTTTTAGAGAAGATATTTTAATATCACCAGCTGGCATATTAGAAAGGTTCCTTCATCAAGTTAATTAAATTGTCAACAGCGACTTCTGAAAGATTCTTTTCCATCACTCTGATGGTTTTGTTGTATTCGTTCTTTTCTTCTTCATAATCGTAATATGAAACGCTTTCCCAATATCTTTCTTCATCGGCTGCAATGTTATTTGCTACAACTATCACAGAATCATTTGTTGATTCGTTCTCAACAATAGTTATAGCTACGTTTATTTGGCTTTCTGTTCCATAAATGTAACTATTACCAGTGACCACAATACCAGCTGTATTATTAGTTTCGTATTGCCCTCTCATGTGTTGCAAATAAACGAAATTAAGGTTAGTGTTAGTCAAAAGCGAAGAATTGACATATACATTTACTGTGTTCGACATAACAAATTGACCGTTACCAGTATTATAATTATCAAAAACAACTTCAACAATTTCGTTATTGACAAATGCGCTTAACTGGTATGCATTAGCAGATACGGAATATCTAACTATCTTATTCGTATCTTTATTCCAATTTGACTCTTTTCTTTTATAAGAATATACAACGCCGTTTTTGTAAATTGGTTCCCAGTAATATTGTTGCGCAACAGTTAGTGAGTTATATTCAGCTGTACCAATATTATTACCTTTATCAGACTCCCAATTATTTCTATAATATTTTATTTTTTGTTGGGCGTCTGGGATAGATCCATATTTCTTTGTTATGAAATCTGTAAATTGTTGGTTGTCTAGATACCATTCGTAATAAGGGTCAATTATTTTATTGGAAATGTAGAGAATCCAGCTTTTATAACTGTCCTCATAATATCGATGTGAGAAATGATCAGCCCTTTCAGCGTTAGAAATATCGTATGGATAAAACACGTATGGGCTTTCAGATACTCTATCCAATAGAGTTACTCTTTTGGTGATATCAACGACTTGATTGTTACTGTAAGTTATTACAGGAAATTTTTCGAAATATCTTTCTGGCATTTATGGATCCATCATTCTTATTTGATCTTCTGTCCATAGCTGAATCTCTCTCAGCCTTAGTGTAAGACCTACTACTGTGGGTGCACCGCTTTTATAAAATGATGGTCCGCCAGCGGCTGTATAATCTGCTGAAACTGTGATTACGGCGCAAGGTTTAAGTGCGAACAAATAATCTTTTGGGTTAAATGTAACTTGACAAATTTTAGGATATTTATAGGCAGCTCCCATGAGAGCTAATTTTGGCGCTGCACTAGCCTTAAACTCTTTAATCATTTTCTTCAAATTATTCGATTCAGTTTTATTCGAAGCAGAAAGAGTCCATTGTAACTCGTGTTCTTTATAAGTTGGTCTTTTATAAGTCATGAACACTAATGGACTAAGATAAGATGTCCCGCCACCAGCAGCGCCGCCAATTTGAGCCATCTGAAGCAAAGAACTACCCATCGTCGAAGCGTCATATTCGCTCCATATTTGAGAATTGTTATCAACTATTCTTTTTGGTAAAGGTAGTTTAAATTGACCACCAAAACTGAAATTATATCCTGAACCTCCCCCCAAAAGAGCTCCTGGATTGGCAGAATAATCAGAGAACGAAATACTAGTGTAATATTGTCTATCGCCTTGAAGCAAATCTGAAGGAAAAACATTACCTCCATTATTTTGTTTCTGAGGTTGAGTTGGAAAATTAAAGTTGGCCATCTTTACCCTTTTTAATAAATAAGGTTTTATCTTTATTTATTAGAAATCTGAGAATGGCTACTCACAAAGGTTATTTTAATCCAAGAAACCCGAACAAATACAAGGGCGATCCAACAAACATAATCTATAGATCTAGATGGGAATCCGTTCTCATGGCTCGGTTGGATAAGGATCCCAACGTTATATGGTGGCAAAGCGAAGAAACGATAGTCCCATATCGTTCGCCTCTGGATAATAGAATTCATCGTTATTATGTTGATTTCACCGCTAGGTTAAAAACACCGAACGGCGGAACGAGAACTGTTTTGATTGAAGTGAAACCAGCTGCTCAGTGCAGACCACCTCCGCTCATGGAAGGGCGCAAAACAAAACGATATATAAATGAGGTAATGCGTTGGGGTGTGAACTCTGCTAAATGGAAAGCTGCTCGTGAATACTGTAAAGACAGGGGTTACGAGTTTATTATTATGACCGAAAAAGAACTAGGAATCAAATTTTAATGTCAAACAGATTTAGTAAACTTCTGAGATCTACCGCTATGGACTTATCGAATAAGTCCAAAGATTCTTCTCAGTGGTATCAAGACACTGTATCGAATATGGGTAAAAGAGACCCTAACAAGATATTCGAGAAAAGCAGCAGCCCTCAAATTGGCGCTCTGATGTTATTTCTGTATGATCCCAAATATAAAAACACTCTCCCTTTTTATGACGCTCATCCTTTAGTATTTCCTGTTGAGATGTATCATGACGGTTTTCTAGGAATCAACCTTCATTATCTGCCTCCTTTGGCCAGAGTTAATATGATGAAGGGATTAGTCGATATTAATGATAACGATAAATATATACAAAATAAAAAATTGGTTCTTACGTATAGTTTACTAAAATACTATTCTAACCAATTAAGAGGCGTTGAGAACTGCATAAAGAGATATCTCTTCAATCATGTAAGAAGTTCTTTTTATCAGGTTGATCCGCAAGATTGGGAAAAGGCTGCATTATTGCCTCTACAAAAATGGAATGTTAACCCAAATAGGCGATATGCAGGTTCGCCTCCATATTAGGATCAGAAATGCCATTTAATATACAAGGCTTCAAAGAAAACCTTAATTCCTACGGTTATTTGGATAACAACAGTTTTGATGTAATAATCAAAACTCCAAATATTCTTCAGAATAAAGTTCTAAACAATCAGGGTACTGATAGCGATATTCAAAGAATCGCCAAGAATTTAAAGTTGAGAGTTGAACAGGTCAGAGCTCCTGGTATTAATTTAATGACATCGCAAATACAAAGATATGGTATCGGCTCAGTACAAAATATGCCTATTAACGCTCAATTTCAAGACATAAACATGACGTTATTGATGGATCATTATGGCGAAATATGGCAGTATTGGTATAACTGGTTGAACCTAATATTTGGGTTTAACGGTCTAGAATCCGCTAATGGACCAACAAGTAATTCTTTTCCGAATTATCAAGCTGAGTATAAAGATAATTACTCAACTGTAATGCAAATTATAGTCTACGATCATTTTGGTAATTCTATTCAGAAAATAAACCTCTATGAAGCATTTCCTGTAGCAATGAGAGAAATGCCTCTTTCCTGGGGCGATGGTAGTTTAATGAGATTGAATTTGTCAATTTCTTATACTAGCTATGCATTGGTTGGAAGTTCTGTCCAACCACAACCAGCACCACAACCACAAAGACCTTTCAGATCGATCAGAAATACAACTACGATTAGACCTGGCGTAAATTAAAATAATGGAGATATAATATGTCAACTTTGCCAAAACTTGACCACCCTATTCACAATATTGAAATACCTTCTTTGAAGAAAAATTATAAGTTTAGACCATTTCTTGTAAAAGAAGAAAAACTGTTGCTTATGGCAAAAGAAGGCGGCAGCGATGTTGATGTTTTAGCCGCCATCAAACAAATCGTTAACAATTGTTCGCTTGATCCAAAGTTAGATATCAG